TTTTAAGTATTTTTGAAATTATTAAATATAGTAATGAAGTGTTATACATAGTGTTTACAAATGTAGTGGCTGGATTGCCTGAAGGTTGCCCTGCTGCAATATGTGCTACTGCATTTCCAAAAATCTGACGTGAATCAGTTATCTCTAACCATAATGCTTGTGTAAATCTATTATTATCTCTATTATAAAATTTTTCGATTGTTTCGTAAACCTCCCAAAGTAGACAAGTCATCAATGTTCCATCAAAATTTTTAAAATCCCCTGCTAGAAAAGCTTTATCCTTCGGATGTGCTACAGACGTTAGATGTTCCACTAGAACGTTCACATCAGAACTTAACATATTTATACCAATTAAAGAAGTGTTAAAAATCCTATTTTCCATCGTGGCTGCGAAATAATCTATATAATATTGTCTAAATAAGATTGTATATTGAAGTGGGCCTGCTGCAAAAATACGTGCTAACAATTTGTCTGTTTTCCTTAATTCATCTTTCATCGTCACAGAAAAGTAAATATCTGGTCTCTTCCCTGTATTAACACACTTTTCAATATCAGATAATAATTCGTTCAAACGAGGATGATCATAAATAAACTCTTCTCCAGCTCCTAAAAACTCAGTTTTACCTGGTTTCTTTGTTTCTTGTGCTAATGGATAACCTGCGCTAGAGACTCTATTTATTGCTTGAATGTATTTATTTCCTTCAATCCCACGTATAGCTACTTCTTTCGATACAGATTTTATTTCTCTTATAGGTCTAAAACAATATTCCATATAAGCTTTACATATTGCTCTATCTTCGTCATCTAAAGAATAACGAGGATTTAAATATTTTCGAATTGCTGTGACCGCGCCATGCTCTTCATTTTTACCATATTTCAATTTTGCTGGTGCCTTTCTTGTCTTCTCGATCTCTTCAAAGCATATAGAATGTCGTAATTTTGTTTGTTCAGGCATAAACAAGGGTCTTGGTATAGTTGAAATGATCGGAAAATCATTTGGCAATATTGTGCGTATAACACCTGGCTTGTATTTCATTTGGCAAAAAGGTTTGATAGCTTGAATCATCTCATACGATATGAGTTGACCAAACGCACTGTCTGACAAATAAAAACCTGCCATGTGTATACCCACAATTTTGCCAGCATGATTCGATGAATTTGAAATTATAGCACTACCACATGAACCTGGGATTGTTTGAGCTGTGTATGAAATAGTTTTCCACGTGTACAATAATTCACCATTTGGATCAACAGCTTGCATTGGCTTATCATTAATTGATGTTACTGTCGTATATTGTTTTTCTGCCGAAAGTAACCATTGTGTGTTTTTCTTCATTTTATTGACATCATTGATCTTTTCAAACTCTACATCATCAACAAGAGATACCAACATTATATCTTGGTGTATCAACTTTGGCATTTCAGCCATAGGTATAAAGTTACTCTCGTTGGAATGTTGCATAGTCAAATCTATATGGCTCTTAACTCCTGATCCTTTATCAAAATTTAAAACTATTAAATCATAATACAAACTCTCCATTTCATCAGAATGAGCAAATGATAAAACTGAAATTTGAGACGTCTTGATATTTAAATAAGTGTTAAAGGGATTGAATAATGATATATTTGCTGTCTTATATTGTTCATCACTTAAAGATAAAAAGTGTCTATTAGTAATCAAACTACGATCAGATAAGAAGAATCCTCTCAAAATTCCATATTTCCAAACTCCATCACACTTATATTCTAAGATAAGCACATACATATTTTGTAAAATCATCTTTGCTGACATATATGCTTGTGGAATTTTTAATTGTGTCTGAGATGAATTAACATAATCTAAAACATCTATCCTGTCTTTTGTCTTATTTTGTAATTCTGATTTAAAAATAGGTACAACAACTATTGGTTCCTTTGATGGTGTTTTGTCCTTCGATTTAACAGTCTTTGGTTGTCCATCATTATATTTTTGAGTCTCATCCGTTTCCGTTTCTAATTCCTTTTGAATCTCTATTTCTAATTGCTTTTTCTTTTGTTCTAAAGCTTCAATTTTCGTCTTGTTCACACTTTTCTTCTTTTTCTTCGCTTCATCTGATGAACAACGTTTGTAAATTTTATATGCAGCAAATGAAGTTATTAATAAACCAATTGTGAGAAGAACCATCCCTCTCTGTTTTTTTGCTTTTTCTGTTCGCCCAAAGAAGAATTCATTCAATGTTGAGGACCATGAAACTGGTAAATAAATAAAAACATAAGTAATCAAAAACACTTGAATTTTTTGTCTGAATGGGATTCTCTCAACTTTACTTGAAAATATGTTTCGTGTTAGTCCTGGTACTGAATATGTTGGCTTTATCACTCCTATCGGTTTATGTGAGTTATCAAAGAATCCTTGTAAACTAGCTGTTGATTGATCAGAAGAATTAGCTTCTTGAGAAGTTGATGGAATGAGTGGCGGTGGTACACTGAAATCGGGTGGTGGTATATTTAAATTGGTTGTTGGTTGTTCAAAAGATATTAAATTAGAATCTTGGGAGGTTGATGGAATAGGCGGTGGTGGCACACTAAAATTGGGTGATGGTGCGCTAAAATTTAATGGTGATATTGTTCGATTCGAACGTAAGGGAGCATTATGTCTATTGAAAAACCCACTTAGTCTGTTTGATGCTGGTCTTTCCACATTTTGAAAATTGTCTGCCACATAAGCTTTTACTGGTTCTGTATCAATCATTTTTTGTCTTGAGACTTGCGCACGCCGTTTAAAAATTACCGTTTCATCTATAAATCGATTATGAACTGATCTTAATTCCATTCTAACTAAAGAAACAACCTCATTATATGAATAAATTTGGTTCCCACTGTGAAATTCATATATGTGTTCATTTGATTGATTTACATCTAACTTTGATATGTCGACTACCAAGGAGTTCTTAACTAATTTGGAATAATCAGCTTTCAAAACCATCTTGAATGAAAAATCTATACGTCTGTGATAAGCTTCTGGGCACTGAAGATATGATAAATCTGGAGTTTGATTATTATCGGTTGCAATAATTAAAGATGATTTAAAAAGAGCTTGGGCTTTCATATCTAATTCAGCTACTGGTAGCATGTGATCATGCTCATTTGCCAAATGAATTAATGCTTGCGGAAATGGTGTGCCATGTTGTAAGTGTTTTGCATCTACCTGATTTGCATCATCACACACATAAATTTTTGCACGTGAAGAAACAAAATTCTGCTCATATTGAACACCTACAGGTCTATAATATATAAATTGGTCATAAGTGTCTATTGCTTCATCTAACTTTGCTCCTTCATACCCTTCCAAACTTAAAATTGTTGAAATTGTATCCGCTGCAATCAACTTAATAATACGAGATTTACCGATACCTGCTGCTCCCCACACATGGAAAACCACTGGCTTCTTCCTTCTTCCACATCCAGCCACTGGTGATCTTTGCGCGATTGTGTACATGTTGTTCACATGTGCTTTGAGTGTTAAATATTTTTGATAATAAACTGAGCGTGTGTCAACACATGAAGATAAAGCAATTATATCACATCTCAATTGACAAATTTCCACGAATGATTTTTCTTCTGTCGATAATTTTAATAAACCTTCTTTTGTTCCAAATTCTATTATTTTTTCTTCAATATATTTAAGCTTATTTGGAATCATGTCATCAAGATTCTCTGTACCCACAACATAATTACAAACTCGTTTTACAACATCTTCCAAAAGACCAACACCCCTTGATGCTAGTGGTAAATCCTTACATGAATTTACTAAAACGCCCACTGTCGATTGTTTTGGATCATTCCTATATATAATGGTTAATATTAATGTGATTAAGATAGATAAAGTGGATTGTGAATCATATGATTGCAAATGTGGATGTGAAAAACTCTGTGTTATAAATCCAAAATGTCTAAACAAGTGCACTACATAACTAGCAAATAATGCTAAAGACATACATTTAATACCCAATGCTCTGCGCAAATTATCACAAGCATTCCATTTTACATACATGTCAGGGTTGGATTGAAGTAGATATAAACTATTACATATTGAAGCTAAATTATACACTCTCTTAACATCATCATTAAATAAATCTTCAATTGTTGATAAAAACGACTGAAACTCTTCAAATTGTATACTAACTGGAATACTCCATTCCAATCGCGCTCCATCATTCATCTGTAATTGAGCAATTATTTTATCTTTTGAATTAGATTCTTGTTTTCGCTGGATAGCATAAATTCGTTGCAATCTATTGTACTCTTGTTTTACTTCCAGATTCTTTGCATACTTATCTAAACCTTTATTTTGTAAAATTTGTACACGATTTTTACCATCATTTTTATGCGTCTTATTATCTCTTTTAGTGTTCTCTTTAATATTGCTCTGCATAATTGCATTTACAGGGAAAATTTTCATCAATTTCATGTCGAGTTTCCCTAGAATGTTGATATAATGCGTGCTTAAAAGTTTATATAGCATTTTATAACTAGCATCATCTCTCTTAATTCTTTTATTTTTTCCTTTACCTGTGACAATATGGGTAAAATCACGAGCTTCCATTGATAAGTGTCCTGATTGTGCATCGAACTTTATAGTTACTTTACGATTAATATATTGATCTAATTCATTTAATAAAATAGTGTAATTTATCTCTCTAACAATTTCACCTGTACACCGTCTCATCTGTTTTTCAATTGCATTATCAATATCATTCTGTGTATACGTGATAATCTTTCCATCGTGTACATATACATCTCCTGCTTGAATTATTGATTGAGTGTTACCATTAGAAGCATGCATTAATCTGTTCCGTTGTTTTGCTAACTCTTCCATGCTTCTTCTACATTCTGCATCGAAAGCCAATTCGTCATCAATATTCTGAATATACAAACTTGGGTTATAATTATCATTCAAATTGCGTCGATTATACCGGAAAATACGTTGCTTCTTGATAACTTCTTCAATTACATTAATTTCAGCAATTGAAAGCTCTGCCAACTCATATACCATTTTCCATCCTTCTTCATCATTAAATGAAAGCTTGAGTGCTATTTCTTGTTTCCTCTTTGGTTTCACGTTCAAAATGCGCTCTCTCTTCTCAGCTTCACGCTTCTTTGCGATGTCGTTCGTTACCAAACCACGGAATGGTGCACCAACAAAGTGATAGTGAATAATGCTTGTTCTATCACATTCATGAACCACTGTCTCTACACCTCTTGAAAGAATGTTTAATTGTTGTTTGAATGATAAAGCCATCTCGTTGATTTATAATGTATTTTATATTTGATATTGGATTTGAATTTTCGTTTTAAAATTGTGGGATTTTTGTGCGCTTTAATTAAATCTTATATATGTCTGCATTAGGAAAAGAAATTTAGGACATCTTGCTGAGCCCTTCACCAGCAACCAGAGATCAGCCATATCTTTAGGTTTACTTTATTCACACCCAGATATAAATCCGCTATCCGTGGGTTTATCACGCATGCGAAATTTTGGACTAGCCAAGACTGATTTAAAGATTAACTTGTCACTTGCAATAATTATCACATTAAAATTCCCACAAGATCCCCATTTCACAAATGTACTTGATGATCCCTAGGCCCAATATTCCTAAGAATTCATACGAATCAACTTGGTAGCATATGGATGTCACCACCCAAAATGTTATCATCATCAAGCTATTTATAAAACAGTTCGTTTAGGTACTAAATAATACTTTAAAAATTCAAGCCTTGCCTTACTTTAGTATTTTTGCATCATTAAATGTACTAGAAAATTTATCATTCTTGGGGAACATAGTGATTGGGGTTCATTTCACTATGTGCGGCGTACACACTTAACTCAAGGATACCGCCAAACATTAAATTTTATAGTACATCCAATAACCCCGGTCAGAACCGAGTTTTGGATTTTTCTTCGTTCTAAAACACATCTCATCCTTTTCCAAAGGGAATCAACGTCAAATTAATCTAGATATAAACTTCCTACTACTAATAAAGTTGTGTGTAATATTATGGATATATGTCGTTAATCATAGTCAAAATGAGTATATGCAGAGCCTACAAAAATGCGGGTAGTGGCATATCGCGTGTGTTGTCAACGTGTTTTGTTTTGTTTTACGTAATTTAATTACATCAAAAGATGTTTCATGGCAAGCCCGTCGGCATCCCTAAAATCGACAGATTTTTCGGGTCCCATTTCTCAAATTTTATCCATCTAGGACCAGTATGGTTCTGGCAGAAGGAGGTTAGCAAAAAGCTAAC